ATTCAGATCGCGCGCGGCGAGGCCAAGCTGCCGTGACAGAGCATCGGAGCATGTCATGACCCAGGCAGCAAAAGTAGCAACACACGGTCAGATGCTTGACGCTGCTGTTCGACATCAGTTGGCTTGGCGGCGTTTTAGTGAGGCTATTAGAAAGCAGGATGATCTCGAAAATGACGCGCCAGCGGCCCTGAAAAGAGCAGTAGAAAAAGAATGGAACGCAGCCAACCGTGAAGAGAGTGCTGCTCGCCGCGGATTAGTTTCCACGGTACCCTGCGATGCGCTTAGCCTTGTCGTCATGCTCGACCATATCGATACTTACACAGAGCCTGGATATGGGGTTCATGAATTCTTCGGCGTTGAGGGCACTATCGAAATTTTCTTCCGCACCATCAAGAAATTCGCGCGCGGAGCGGTAGGTTTTCCGCTTGCTAGTCCAAGGTCAAGGCGCATAGCAAAAAAGGCGGCGTGACAGCAATACACCGCCTGCCACCGATGGTGGCCGGCGGGCTTGCGAAATTGTCGAGGTTGTGATTCAATATTTCAAATCCTCGGAATCGACCCGATCTTAGATATCCGGGGTGAGTCGGCTCAGGCCAACTTTGGCGCGGCAAGGCAGGGCCTTTTACGGGCCAGGACAGCGCGAGCGTGATCGGGGCGCTGTCCGGCCTCCAAATTCAATGGAGGTTACATATGCCTATAACTGCTCGAAAAGTTCGACTTCGCATCGTTCATAATGCCCGAGTCGCGACGGAATGCAGGCCGATTGGCGAGCTGCTATTGCGTGATGCAATGGCCGACTTACGTCGACTTCAAGCGCGATATAACCGTGTCAGTGAGCTTGCGCCGGTATGGAAGGCGTTGAAACGGATTCGTCCGCGCCCGCTGGGCGTCGATTGAAATCGTGCGGCCCGCCGGCTACGGCCGGCGGGTTAAAGGACGAAAACGGTTCCGCGCCGGAACAGTTTTCCAGATTGGAGCAACAGCCATGGGCCTGAGATTCTTTCGTCGCGTTCCCTTGGTTCCGGGTCTGCGCATGAATCTTTCCCGGAGCGGTCCGAGCCTTTCCATCGGGCACCGTGGCGGCTGGTTCACGGTCGGTGGTCGTGGCGCGCGTGTTACGGCTGGCATTCCCGGCACCGGGTTATTCTGGACTGAAAAGGTTTTTCACCACACAGCACCGCATGATGCGCCAACTGCTTCAATTGAAGCAGTTGCACAGCACTGGAATGAACAGGTTTCCCACCACACGGCGCCACACGGCGGGCACCAGGGGGCCTTCCTGCTGGTAGTGATCTTGGTGGTGCTGATCGCGGCGATGATGGCCTGATGTATCATCCTCAGATTCACCCGCGGGTTGCTGACGGCGGCCAGCCGGTTTTCCACACGCGCGATTGACTATTGCGCTTTCCTCAAAGGTATTCTATAAAACCGCTGAGGTTTCCTCAGAGGAGCAAATGACATGCAAAAGACCGTTTCCACAAAGGCACTCTTTGCGGCATTGGGCCACGCTCGAACGCGGGCGGATCGTTGGATCAGCGATGGAGATTTTACCCCGGTCAATAAACCTGAAGCCGGGAAAACCCGGGTCTGGACCGAGCAGGATGCCGCCCGGATTGAATGTCTATTTCGGCTCGTCGATTCCGGCGTGAACGTCAAGGTCGGCAGGGCGATCAGTCACCTCTTTACCCATTGGAACACGTCGACATTTCTTGTGGTTCAAGCGCATGAGCGGAACGTCGTTCACCGCGAAAAAAACAAACATGGCGGATGGACGCAGGTTGACGAGGGCCACCACTTCATCGGGCATATCGTCCGTCGCGAAGAATTAATGGAGCATGTGCAGCCGCCGCAAGAATACGGCGTGCGCGCTACGTTCATCATCGATCTCGATGACGTGCGTGATGACATCGATCGCGCATTCAAATTGGCAATACGGCTGGACGATGGTGAGGAAGCCAAATGATTCGGCTGCGGTGGGTTTTCCACAGCATCATGTTTCACGTGAAACCTCATCCGAGGTTAAAACTTGACAAATGCTTACCCTCATGCGAGGGTTAGACTGTGATGGAAAAAATCGACCTCGAAGCGGTGAGTTTCACGCAGGCACAAGTCCTGTCGATGATTCCTACATTGACCGCGAAGAACCTTCAAAACTGGAATGATCGAAAGATTTTGGAGATGGACGGCCCGACGGCCTCACACCGTCGCCGCAAGCCCGGGCGGCAACCTGGCAGCAAGCGGCGAAAATATACGGCGGTCGGAGTAATCGGTTTGCGCGCCATGTCCTACTTGGTTGGGCTTGGGATCAAGCCGAGTGAGGCTGCCGATCTCGGACAGAAGGTTATGGAACGCGCCCTGACGGTTCACGAGACACATCCTTATCGAGAGATAGATGGGGTGCTGACTTGGGTGATCGATGGATCAGAGCCAAACAAGTATCACCGCGGCTACATCTACAGATTTCACGGCAAGCACATGATGTTAATTTTTGCCGGTGAAATGCCGATATTGCAACGCATCGAGGCGTCGCAAGCCTACATCACCATCGAGGTCGACATTCTCATTATCAAGGCCTTGTGCCGCATTTATGCGGCTGTTGCAGGCAAACCGCTCTCGGAAGAATTCATCTTCACGTTCGATGATGGCAAGAAACATCAGGAAGCTGAAGAAATGTGGAAGGATATCATCAAGCTTTTCTCGAAGTACAAAACTCCAGGAAGTGACAATGAACAATAACCGTCCATCCGATGCCGATCTATTCGCCGCCCTCATTGCTACCGTTAAGCACATCGGCGGTCCTATACACGAGCGCATCATCCTCGGCATCAAATGCCAGCATGAGAACGGCGAAGAGCCGGATTTCTACTCTCTCGCCGGCGACATGGGCGTGTCACTCGAAATACTGCTGACCAACTTTTCTCAGAAGCTTTACGAGCGGACCGGCGACATATCCTTTCCGATCCTTTCCGCGCCGCAAAGGCAGGCGCAATGAAACTGCCCGCCACCTTCCGCCGCGCATTCCGCCAAATCTTTGGCCGCTCCTATGGCTATGAGGGCGCGGCCGGCGGTCGGCGCTGGCGCGGAGCGGGCGAAATGGTGGCGCAACTCTCGGCGATGCAGGCCGCGCGCGGGCCACTCGCCAGGCGGGCGCGGTTTCTCACCGCCAACAACGCGCACGCCACATCGGGGGAAAATGGTTTGGTTTCTGCTTTCGTAGGAACCGGCATTCGCCCAATGTCGGCGCATCCCGATCCTACCATCCGCAAGCGGATAAATGCTCTGCACGAGCGATGGGAGGATCAAGCCGATGCTGATCGGCAAACCGATATTTACGGCCTACAGGCCTTGGCGACGCGGCGAATGGTCACCGACGGCGAATCGTTCGCCGTCATGTCCGTCACCGGCGATACCGGCGGATCAAATGTACCGCTCCGCGTCCGCCTCATGGATGCCGATCAGATCGATCCGCAATTGACCCGCACGACCGCCGGCCAAGCAAAAATTCTCGCCGGCATCGAATTCGACGCCGCCGGCCAGCGCGTCGGCTACCACGCTTTCAAGGAACGGCCCGGCCTTCCGCTTGCGCTGACAAGCTTCCTCGATACTGTGCGGCTGCCGGCCGCCGATGTGGCGCATCTTTTTAATCCGCTGGTGATCGGCCAGGTCCGCGGCATCTCTTGGTTCGCGCCTGTCCTGCTTCGGCTGCACGATTACGACGGCGCGATCGACGCGCAATTGATGCGACAAAAAATCTCCGCGTTATTTGCCGGATTTATTTATGACGCCAACGGCGAGGCCGCCGGCTTCACCGGCGAACAAAAAGGGCAAGACATCCTCGAATCCGGCCTGGAGCCGGGAACACTAAAGGTTCTGCCAAACGGCAAGCAGATCGTGTTTTCCGATCCGGCCGACCTCGGCGCCGAGGCAATCGGTTTCCTCAAAGTCACGGCGCACGAAATCGCCGCCGGGCTCGGCATACCCTACGAGATGATGACCGGCGATCAAAGCGATGCAAATTACTCAAGCATGCGTTCGGGTGAAATCAAATTTCGGCGGCGTGTCGAGGCGCTGCAATACCACGTCTTGGATTATAAGTTTTGCCGGCCGATATGGCGGCGGTTTGTCACGACAGCGGTGCTCTCAGGTGTACTCGATGCCCCGGGCTTCGAGCTCGACCCGGAACCCTATTTGTCAAAACGCTCTATCACACCACGATTCGAGGGGGTCGATGCCGCAAAAGACATGCAGGCAGATTTGGATTCTCTGGCCGGGGGCCTCATGTCGCCGCGCCAGGCGGCAGCCGCCCGCGGCTTTGACCTGGAAATTCTCTATCAAGAAATCAAGGAAGATCGCGCGCTTGCGGACAGCATGGGATTGACCTTCACCGTCGCGCCAAAACTCAACGCCCAAATCACCCTTCCACAAAACGACACCGCGGGAGCCGCCGCATGAATGCCCCTGCCAATCCGATCATCACGCGCCGTGCGCCATTGAACGCGACAAGCTGGAACCCGGACGCGCGCACATTGGAAGTCGTGTTTTCCACCGGCATCGGCGTCGAACGATATGACTCCTCCGGCCTCTATACCGAAAGGCTTGATCTTAATCAGGACTGGACGCCCTTCATCGGTGCGCCGGTTTTGAACACGCACCGGCGGGACGATTTGAGCGGCGTCATGGGCTCAGTCCAGAAAGCCTGGACGGTCGCGGGAAACGACGCCCGTGCCATCATCAAATTGTCTCGCCGACCCGAAGTCGATCCCGTCATTCAAGATATTGTCGATGGACACATCCGCGGCGTGTCTGTTGGTTATACCGTTCAAGAGTGGAAAGAAACCAAGGACCCCAAATCCGGCGCGCGCACCAAGACCGCGACGAAATGGACTCCGGTTGAACTTTCCCTCGTACCCGTTCCCGCCGACCGCCAGGCCTCAATCAGATCGGAGGCCGTCATGACGGCTACTACCCAACAGGCTGAAACGCCTGTGATACCGCCGGCACCGCCGGTCAAAGCAGAGACGGCAACCGTCGATAGGGCTGCCGTCAATAACGAAATCCGCTCGATCGCCAAAGTCGCCAGCCTCGATCAGGGCTGGATCGACTCCCAGATCGACGCCAGCGCCACCACCGACCTTGCGCGCAACGCCGCCTTTGAGGCGATGCGCACCCGATCGGCCAACGCCAACTCGATACGCACCGCCACGGTGCATATCGTCACGGACCACACCGACCCCGAGGTGCGCGCCCGCACCATCGGCGAAGCACTCTATGCCCGCGTCACGCCTGGGCATCAGATCAGCGAACCGGCCCGCGCCTATGCCGGTTTGACCACGCTCGATATCGCCCGCGACTGCTTGCGGGTGCGCAACATGCCCTATACCGGGCTATCACCGGCGACGGTGATCGAGCGGGCGCTGCACTCGACAAGCGACTTTCCGCTGATCCTGGGCGACGCCATCGGTCGCACGTTGCGGCAATCCTACGCGGCGACACCATCCGGGCTGAAGCTGGTCGGGCGGCAGACCACATCGCGGGATTTCCGCGACAAGCACCGCATACAGCTCTCGGAAGCACCGCGGCTGGAGAA